TGCCGAAGCACTGCGACCCCGTACAACACGTCGAGGCGCTGAATCCACTGGTCCGTCGTCGCCACATAATCGCGGATGACGCGGATGGTGTTGCCGGTTTTCTTGCTCGCCGCCCGATAGGCTTTGTCCGTTCCCCCAGGCAGCGGCATATCGACCATCGCCAGCGTGCCGAAGTCCTTATGGACCGCAAGATTCTGCGGCGTCTGGACCGAGGCAATCGTGGAGAAGTTCGCCGCGGCTACGCCATACACATACACCGGGCACGAGGCCGGCGGCAGGTTGGTGACGTTCTGCAACTGCGGTGTAGACGAGGCCGGTCCCACCATCGCCGGCGCAATCGGGATCGTCAGCGTGCCGGTGACATCTGAGGTCGTCGCCGTCACGACAAACTGCATCGCCTGCCCGGTCGTCTGGTAACTCTGCGGGTTGACGCCGTTGACCGGCGTCGTCGTGGACACAAACGACACGATGTCGCCCGCGTTCAACGTCGAAAGGCCCGACTGCCAGCCGTTCGTGATGATGCTCGAGCCGGACTGATTCGCGGTCGTGACCAGCGGCGTCGAGACGCCAAGCGCACCCACGGTCTGCACGTAGATGTTCTGGTCCATCGACCACTCGAAGCCGATGCTCTTACCCATCGCCCCCGAGAGATACTGCTGCTTGATCTGGTCCGACGCCTGGAACAGCCCCTTGAGGTTGTCCACAATCGACGCTTCCGCGGCGGGGTTGTTGATGATGTTCCGGTCCCCGTCCATCGGACAGGCGTTGTTGTCCAGCTTCACCTTCGCCGCCAGATACGTGCTCAGGGCTGAGGGGGTGACACCGGGCGTCCCGACAAAGTTGTTCAGTCCCTGCGCGAGACCACAGACATCCTGGTCGATGAGGTTCGCCAGTCGCGCAATCTCGGGCTTCAAAATCCTATTGCGATAGTCATCGATGTTCAGGGTGAGATCCTGCGACGTGACCTGTGTGTCCACCCCGCGCTGGAACGCCAGCGTCAAGGGGACATACGTCTCGGTGATGCCTTCGATGTTGACCGCCTGCCCGAGACGCCCGATGAACCGCGCCGGCTTGCGGATGTTCAGTGTCTGGCCGAGGACAGCCCCGCCAAACTTGAACTGGTCGGAGTACTCGCGGTTGATGATGCGGGCCGCCATGTCCGTGTTTTCCAACACGTCCAGGGCTTCATACGTGATGATACTGTTTGTGAGAAAGGTGTTGGCCAAGGGAGCTACCTATGGGCCGTCACCCCCGCTGCTCTAAGCTCAGACGCACGTCGAGCTTTGTAGCCCTCAACGTCGCCCCGATCAGCCAGTTCAGCGAGTGGCGTGGCACTCGTCGGAGACCCACCCGCCACCGGCTCGTACGGCGGGGGGGCCTGACTGGTCCGGGCCACAGCAGGACGCGAGGCCGGCGGGACGCGGCCTGCTGGTGGCACACGCTCAGCGATCTTCAGACCCAGCGACAGCCCATCCGGGCTTGCGGCCACTTCAGCCGCCCACGCGGGATCTTTGCCAAGCATGTACTCGATGTGCTCCGCGTTCGGCATCTTCGCAATCGCCTGGAGCATCGCTTCAGGAAACTGCACCGTACAGGAGGACACAACCGCATCGAAGTCAGGGTAGGCAGTGCGGCCACGGTCCAGAGTGGACTGAGACGCTTCGCGCTGCTTGACAGACGACCGCTCGGCTTCGATGCGAGTTTCGAGGGCCGTCTGGAACTCTTGCTTGAGCTTGATCTCTCGCTGTTCGGACTTCCAATCGGAGAGATCCTCGACAAATGACTCGTAATCGGGGTATTTCGCCCCGATCTCCGTCGCCACCGGCTTGGGCCGTGAATACTCAGGCTGGGCCGGTGGTGTCGGAGGGTCTTGCTGCCGCTGGGAACGCTCGGCTTCTCTGGCCTCTAAGATGGCGAGGCGATTCTTCAGCTCAGAGGCGAGGGCTTCGGCCTGCTGCGCCTGGGTCAGCGCGGTATCACGCTCGGATGTGAGTTGGCTGTACCGCTTCCGGCCTTTGGTTTCTGGTTGGGGCGCGTCCGTCGCGGGCTCAACGACCGGCCCCGGTTCCTTCTCGACCACCTGAGACAGCGACTCCTCAGACACCCCGGAGCCGGAGAGGGAACGCCCATCCGCACGCTCGACGGTGACGGTTTCGTGAGGATCGATAACAGTCTCGGACATGGAGCGGGCCTATTCTACACCCTTTTGCGACTGCTGGGATTGCTGCCACTTGTAGAGACTCGCGGCGATGGGGAGCGAGATGCCGTATTTCTTGGCAATCTCTATGATCTTGTCGTCAAAGATGACGAAGTTCTTCGTGCCTTCTCCCGCAGATCGGGAGCCTTGGTCGAGGTACTGGATGCCTTTGATGCCAGCCTTCTTGAGTTGTTCTGTGGCGTATTCAGGGTCCGAGGAGGAAATCGCCTCGTAGGCATGACGACCCACTGAATGCTCATACTTACGGACATCCGAATAGGGGTTCTCTTTCGCCAATTTCTCTAGCGCCTCTTGCACCTTCGGCGGCTGCTGGCTCAGCGGCTTGTCCCAGTCCAGCAATTCATCAGGCGAGGCGTGAATGTTGACTTCGTAGGTGCGGCCTTTCGCTGGTTGAAATCGCTTACCTGTACCAATCTCAGTCGGATCGGAAATCTTCCGACTATCGACAAGATTCCCCGTAGCCGTATCCAGGTAACGCCCTCGCGTCTCCTGCTTGTACTGTTGCGCCACTTCTGGGTGCTCCGCAAAGTACAGCCCATGCCCGTACGTCTGCGCCCCTTCCCCCGTCCCGATTTTGCTCAGGCTGAACTGGTCGAAGTCATGCGGCGACCCGTGATACGCCTTGATTGTCCTTCTCACAGGCTCCGCTAACTGCTGGTCCGCAAACTCCCCAGCCGCTGCCCCCGGAAGAATCGTCGTCAGCGGCATCGTCACGTCCTGCGACGGTAGCAACGCTTTGACGAGATCGGCGGGCACAAATCCCTTCAGCGTGTCGTTGTAGAGATCCCGCAACCGCTGCAACGTCGACACCGGCCCCATCGTGGGCTGGGTCGGCGGCTCCGTCACATACAACGACCGAATCGGAGGCATCTACTCGCTCGGTGACTGTGCTGCCTGTTCCGCTGCCGCCTGCCGGTCCGCGTCTGACTGTTCCGCCTCATGCGCCTGTTGAGCCGCAGTCATCCCAGCCTCATGCTCCTGCGAGGCATCCTGGGTAATCGCCCCCACCGCCGCATCATGGGCCGCCATCTGTCGCTCATGGGCGTGGTCTACCGCCTGCATCCCGACCTCGTGGGCGTGGGTCTGGATGAGTTTCGTCTTTTCCATGTGGGCATCAAGCGCTGAGGCAATCTTCGCCTCAATGGCTTCGACAAACGTCCGCGCATTCTCGGCATTCACCTTCGCATCGACCGCCGCCAGTTGGGCCGCGGCCTGAATCTGCGCCACCTCAATCCGCGTCTGGGCGTCGATCTGCTTCTCCTTCAGCCGTTCCTGCGACTTGATGGCGTCGGTCTCGATGATCTGCGTCTTGGCCTGGAGTTCCTTGCCCATCATGTCGATCATCTGGCCAGCCTGCTGCATCTGGGCCTGCATGGCATTGATATCCGGCTGGCCGTCCTTGCCCTGCTGCACCTGCGGCGCCAGCATCTTCTTGGCGCGGTCCTCGAGTTCTGGTTGTTCAAGATTGCGGAAGAAGATGTCCCCGAACACCCCCATCAACTGCGGGTTGCTCGAGATGAGTTCCCCGACAATGGCGTTGGTTTCCTCGCGCTTGGTGCTGTGGGCCTTACTGACCCCGACCGTCACCGAGTAGTTGCCTTTACTCAGGTCGTAGAACTGCTGCATTCCCTGCGCTTGCTGGGGAGTCGCCTGTGGCGGGGCTGGAGGCCCTGCGGCTTGCGGGGGCTGCCCGGGTTGAGGTGCTCCGGGTTGACCTGATGGGCCAAGCATGACTTGTTCAGGTTGATCTGAGATGCCTGCAATCTTAAGCACTCGTCCAGGACGGTCGTAAAAGACGGGACAGAGCTTAACCAACTCATTCCCACAATCAACCATCGCCCTCTGGACGTTGTCCACGTAGTTGCTGTTGGCGTGCTCCGCCTGCTGCTGCAAGGCCATGATGGCCCGCCCCGACTTCTCGCGTGGGTTCGTATTCCCTAAGCTGGGGTCGTAGATGCTCGTGGTGGCCTTGATGGCTTCTTCTGAGATTTGCAGGAGTTGCACCATCGCCTGGATCGGAGGCTCGACCGTCTGTCTCTGGGGAGGGGGTACCGCTGTGCCGGCGATGGAGATCGGGTCATACGGCAGATAGGCGAAGTTGGTCGTATTGGCGTTCTGCCAGATGGCCTTGTAGTTGTCGATCTGCCCCGCCGCGGCGAGATAGGGCGACTTGCTGCCCAACGCCGACTGCTCCACCGTCCCCGAGTAGAGGTAGTTCACCATCCGCTGCGGGTCCATCGCGGAGGCAATGACCCCTCGGAGGACAATCCGCCCGTCAACGTTCAGTTCCTCGCCCAAGACCGGGAACAACGGAATCCGCGTCCCCGGCCATTCCCACTGGTCGAGCTTGTGACAGGCCGTAATCTTCGCGCACTGGACTCGAGGCTGGTAAATGGTGCGCTCCCGCCACGTGTCCTTCTCAAACTCCGGCGGCTTGGCGACTCCGATCAGCACCTGTCCATCCGGGGACAGGTAGGCTTTCACCTTGTCGTAGTCACAGGTCCAGTACTCCGCAATGCGGATGACATCATCCCCAATCCAGTTGTCCTGGTCACCTGTGGATCGGAACTCGTCCAGCGTCTGGATCTTGTCGGCCCCATACTTTCGGGCGAACTCGGCCTTGCTCATGTCCTCCGTGACGAACATGAACTGTGCATCAGACCGGGTGGGCATCCGCGAGGAGGGATCGCAGTAGACCGAGAGGCTATTCGCGATGCGGCCGATCTTCAGGTCTTGGTCGAAGAGCGCGGCGGGTTCGGTGGTGTCTGGGGCGTCATAACAGTAATCGGCATAGACCCGGAACCAGCCAATGCCGCCCTCGGCGGCTCCGTCAGCGGCCCACTCAATGGGATCTTCGCCTCGAGCATCGTTCTGAATCTGTCGCAGCAGTCCTTTAAGGATGCGAGCGGTTTCATCATCGGCCCCGAATCCGTTGGGATGGACATCAATGGCGAAGTTGGCCGCCCGTACTGTGTTGGAGACCTGCCGAGTCGGCGCGGAAATGCGGTCAATCGTGAGGCAGGGTCTGGCAGGTTCCGCAGCCCGTCCCTGAATCGCCTGACCGCCAGCCCGTTGAACCTTGATGGCTTCCGGCCACTGGTCCCCGGCGCGGAACTTCTTCGCCTCCAACATCGCCTTGCGCTGGGCGTCCTCAGCCTCAGCGCACCGCTTGAACCGCAGGCGGGCCAGTTCGAGGAAGGTGAGGTTGGTCTCGGTGGCGTAATCAGTGGCCATCTACATCAGCCCGTATCTCTCTCGGTTCGTCATCCGGCTCAATGCCTCCAATTGCCCCAGCGGATTCGGCCCCGCCTGCCGCCGGAAGTAGTCATACATCTGGTCCACCAGCCGATCTGCCAGCCCCAACCCGCGATACTCCTTCAGCACCACATGCGCGAACTTCTCCCGCCCCTCCACCACGATATGCAGCAGGAACGGGCGATCCCGCTCCACCTTCCGCATAAACAGCATGATGGCGTCGGAGAGTTCCTTCTCCCGCTTCGTGGCATAGCCGGCATTGGGGAGATCCCCCAACCGAGAAGAGGCGAACTCGTCAGCGGCCATAAGCGTCGATGTCCGCATCACTGAGCGCTTCAGAGATCCGCATCACTAGGACCAGCCCGCAGATGCTCAGCCCTGTCATGCCAAGGAGAATACACAAGACGGCAATGAACAGCATTTAATGACCTCGTTCCAAATCCTTCAACGCCAACCCCATGCCTTCCAGAATTGCCTGCTCATGCTCAAGCGCCCGCTTGTGCTCCGCGATCCGCTCCCGCAGCCATGAGGCAGACGTGGCATACCGCAGGTAGTAGCGGCGGGAGGATTCCACACTCGAGGCGGGTTCCAGCAGATGCGGAGCCGGCGCGATCTGACTGAGCGCGTACGTCATCGGCCCTTCTTGGGATGGTGATACGAGCCGAGGTTCGCCGCGGGATGCTTTCGGACATGCCCCGGCTTGCCCTTCATCGACCCAGAGGCGAAGTCGTGCAACTGCCCGAGGGTCATGGAGCCACGGACCTTCTGGGCCATCGGGAACTGCGCCCCATGCTCAGCGGCCCCCATGAGCCGCTGTTGTGCCTTACTGACGGCGGGCATACGTTTCCTCCAGCAGTTGCTCGTATTCTTTCGGAGCCACGATCCGCAACTCCTCTAACGCCCATCGCGTGCGGATGCGTGTCATCTTCTGCTCGGCCTGTATCTCCAATATCGCCCGCTCGCCAGTCACTTGCACTGACCGATACGCCGCGAACTGATAGAGAAACTGCCGCCACGGTGACCAGAGCGCAGGATTACTCGGCCACTGGTAATCAGATTTGAGTTCCTCCCACCGATTTACCTGTGCCTGCCGACGCTTCTGGTCGATCTGGTCATACCGCATGACTACGGAACCGGCGTGCCTTCGGGGTTCTGGGCGTCCAGCGCGTCCAGCTTGTCCGCGGCCGCGGTCAGCACGTCCTGCACCTTCTGCACATCCGCATCGCTCATCCCGGTGCCAATCTGACCCTTGATGTCCGTGATGTCCTGCGCGATGTTCGTGGTCGCGGTGTCAATTCTTGCCAGAATGGCGAGCAGATCGTCTACTTTGGCCATGATCGTTTTCCCCTGTGCAAAGACCTGACGCACGAGCGCCAGCAGTTCCGCGTCAGACGCAGAACCAGTATGCGTGATGTTGAGGTTGACCGTGAGTTCCTTCGGCCAGAACGGCATAGGGCGCTTCGGGAGCCGCGCTATTCTAGCACTCTTCTTCTTCGCCATCACGTCATCCAGGCCGTTTCTGTGGGGAAGGGTTGGTAGTACTCCACCTCGTGCCGCTTCTCCTTCGGCGGCTGCTGCCTCACAGCGAGGTAGCGGAAGGCATCCGCCCCATGACTCGCCCAGTCATGCACCGGCACCGCCTTGAACTCATTGAGCCTGGTGTTGTAGTCCCGGCGGTAGTGCTGCAACGCCTCGAGGCCCTTCTCACAGCGGGTCGCATCGAACCAGCACCGAGGCAGGAGCATCCGAGCGGCGTGAATCCCATCCTCGATGGGCACATTCGGGGCAATCTGGAACTTGATGCCCAGACTGGCGGCTGTTTCGAGCCGGGTCCGCCCTGAGCCTAGCTCCCGGACTTCGATGTCGTGTGGGGCCCAGTGCATGCCGTAGGTGTAGCCCTTCGCTTGGAGGACGTTGCGATAGTAGGGTAGACCTTCGCCAGAGGATTCGTGGTAGTCGATAACGCGTACTTCACCGCCGCGCGTGGATTGCGTAAACCAGATAGCCGTCGCATCGCCGACGCCCAAGTCCCAATCGGTATCGACGGGTAGGATGGGATCGTATGGCACAACACCCATACGGCCTGCGGCTCGCGCAGCGGCCAGTTCACCTGCGAAGATGGCCCCCTTGACCGACGCCTCGAAGCTGCATTCGTACTCTTGCGCGTACTCATCGGCGGTCATATCCTTTCGGGCAGCGGCTAACTCACTGTCCTGGATGATGTTCGTCTCGCTCGCTCGGTGGCATGCATAGAACCAGTCCGGCTCCCGTTGCGCCTGCTGGATCACGTCGTAGAATTGGTTCTTTCCAGCTGGAGTCCCAAGAAACCAGGCCCATCCTTGACGATCTGACAGAGCGGGTCGAACGACCTCAGTGAAAATGCGTGGTGGCTGCAAACCATATTCGTCAAATACCACGCCGTCGAAGTACAATCCTCGTAGCGAATCGGGGTTATCAGCACCGAACAACCGCACTTGGCCACCATTCGGATAGGTGATAGTGAGTTCGCTGACTCTGGCCTGGACCTGGGGGATGTTGCTGCTGTAGTGGACGAGGTAATCCCACGCGATGCTCTTGGCCTGCGTGTAGGTCGGGGCGATGAAGGCATACCGGGGCCGCTCCTTCTGGCACTCGAGCGCGGAGAACTGCAAGTGATTCAGCGCCAGCACGGTCTTGCCGAACCGCCGATGGCAGACCACCGCCCCGAAGCGATGGTCCTCAATGGCGCGGTGGATGGTGGCGTGCAGGGGCGTCCTAGGCCGGTAGAGCGACTGGACCTTCACCACCCGATCAGCCATTACCAGGCTTTCGCCACCTCAATCACGAGCTTTCCTGTGACCGCCACTTCCTGCTCCTGCTCTTTCGGCTTGTCGAGTGCCCGGTTCATCAGGTCCGTAAACGCCTGCACTGATGGGTCTTTCGTGAAGATGTAATAACTGTTCTCGTCCCCGGAGTTCAGCGCGGCCTCGATTTCCTCGATGTTGTCGCTGCGCTTGAAGGTGCCGTCCTTTTGACGCAGCATGAGGTGCTGGATGCCGATAGCATGGCGAACCTGGGCGCGGAGCATCGGCTCGAGGTCTTTCAGCACCCGCTGGCGGACGAGATCGCGGGCTTCTTCCTTCTTCAGGGTCGGCTCGTACTTCACCCCTTTGGCCGGTCCCGAGTTCGGGCGTTTGCCCCCGTGTCCATTAGGCATGAATGTTCAAAATGTTCAAGCGGTTCAAGTGCCAGCCAGTATACGCCTACTTTGCCTGCGCTCCGGTGAGGGCGGCGTCGAGGCCGCAATTGCACTCGTAGCCGTACCCTCCATTGATGGCACACGCTGGCTTATGGTGCCCGTAGTCCTTCAGCGCCTGCGTCAGGGCGGCGACACGCGCTTCAGCGGCTTCTGCACGATAGAAGTTCTTCATGGCGGTGTCGGCATTTGCTGAACAGCCGTGCTCCAGCCGTGCAATGTGCTCCTCGTCTGCCTGCTCGGCCTGCTGGCGTCCTCTGGCTTCGGCGGCAGTAAGGGCTTCGGCTATCAGTGAAGCCGATTCCTCAAGCGACACGTCAAACTCCTCAAATGTGTGCTGGCGAATCAGCTTCGCTAACTCCTGTGCGCTCGCAGGGACGGGGGAGGGGTCAGACATCTACTCAGCCTCCGGCTCGCGCCACAGTGGCATCGGCGCAATCCATCCAAGCCCTTTTGGCACATAGACATCTGACCACTTCGAAAAACATGTCCCATCAATCGAATCACACCCAATCGACTCCGCGTAGTGAATGCGCTTACGGGAATTGACCCGGCCCATATGGACCCATTTCCCGCGAGCTTTCGCGTAACCAGCCAGCGTTCTCGCCTCACGCGACAACTTCCACTCGGTAGACCCGCCAATGAAGAAGGCATCGATGCTATCCCATGGCACCTCTGGAACGGTCAGGCCGTCTTGCCCCACTAAGGCCACTGGGAAGCCGTGCGAGCGAATCATGGATTCCCATAACCGGTAGCGTCGGAGCGTTTCCTTAGCATCTCCCACCACATCCGGAGCCGTCACGAACTTGAGGGGAATCCCTCGCAGTTTCCCCAGCATTTCGGTGAAGGCGTTCGCATCGAAGTTAGAGAAGGCACCGTTATCTGCTGCCGAGACACATCCAGGCCAGAAACTGTTTAGTGGATCATGAGCACCGGCAGGCTCAAACAACACGCCTAACCCATCAATGCCCCGATACCGCCTGACCGTCGTCGTTGCTCCAGAGAC